TACTCACCCTCTGACAGTTGTGCAGGGATATCGTCACGCACTTCCGAAGCCATAGAACCCGGAGGGATTTCATTACCAGTGACAGGCTCACGAGTCATTCCGTCGTCAGCAATGCCACCCTCTTGCATTAGTCTATTCATTTGGTCTTCCTCTACCATGCCACCTTCGGCAAATCTTAAGTCTGGGCTTGTAACCTTTTTAGGGTCAAATTGTGCTCTGACATCTCTTAGGACTGCAGGGGAGTCTTTAGGTCTATCTACAAGCATGATGTAGCTTATGCTTCCGGGGTCTTCTACACTATTGATGTATGGGATGTGAGTAAACCCTTCTCTTGCCAACTCCCTTCTAAAGGCTACAGCCGCAATCTTCCTAGCTTCTTTGGGTGGTTGCTTGTCTTGGAAGAGCATATCCTCATAAAAAGAGATGGCTTCCCCAATATCTGACTCTGTTAAAGGTGTGTTGCCGGAAGAAAAGATATCCTCTGGGGCTTTTCCAAACATCCTTGCAAGATCACCCTTTGTAAGAGGGTCAGTCGCTCTGGCACGGAGTTCCATTGTAAACCCTTTGGGGGTATCATCTTTGCGGTAAGCTTGAAAATTTCTTTCTGCGGCAGCCCTAGCTGTACCTACGTGTACACCTAATAGGTCTTGAGCAGCTCTAACTTCACCACTAAAACCTTTCTGGAGGTCAAACTCTGTGAACTCTTGCGGAGATACCGAAGTATGATACACAGTATCAAGGAAGCCAAGCTGTTCTGCCTTAGGGTCTGCTGCACGAGGTGCACTACCTGTAGCTGCTCTTTCCCCTACAGGAGCTTTTTTTGGAAGGGGTTTTTCAGTTAAGAACGCCAGCTGAGGATTTTCTTTTGTTGGTAAATAAGAGGATATGTCATTTAAAGTTTCTAGGAGGTTGCTCCAGTCAGCGCCTGTTTTCTTTGAAACAGGTACTAAAGTGTTCTTCAAGTAATTGCTATACTTCGCGTCTTCCCAGTGCGGCAAGTCTTCTGCAAGCTTTAAGAGTTCTTCGTCTTTTAAGGAAGAGAAGATTTTATCCTTATCAAGGGCTGCATCCCCGAGCACCGTACCCTTTTTGTAAAGCCCAAGGTCTTCTAAATTAGTCTTTTTAATTTTGGAGAGTCCCTCTTGGGGAGTAAGCTCTTCTCCTAGCATGTAGTCTATCTCAGACTTAAGGGACTCTGCACTTGGTTTGTTTACTGGTATAAAATTTTCATCAAGAGGTTCAAAGTCTTCAGCGTTAATAATATCTTCAACAGAAGTGTTAAGGGGCTTACCGGGGATAGCAGCCTTGGCCACAGTAGTCACACCCTTGGCAGCAGGGACCAGAGAGGAAGCGGTAATTGCATCCCCAATGACAGCCTCTCGTGCTTTAGTGACCTGTTCCTCAGTAGCGTCCTGATAACCTACACCGTACATCCGCTTGATTCTGCCGTCAAGGCTCTCTGCACCAAGTCTGGAAACGCTGTCAGAAATCTCTGTAGCAACGTCTTTTGTCGTCTCAATAGGACTTGTAGCAAACTCTTTGGCGCCCTCATAGGCACTGACTGCCATGTTCTTTAGGGTACCAAGTTCATCCTCATTGAAGGACTTACCGAAAGCCTCACCAAAGGATTCATACTCGTTGTCCAGACCAACAATATTATCCACAAGGAGTTCAATGTACCCCTTACCCTTAGGCTCTGAAGTCTGAGGAGTTACACCAAAGTCTTCTTGAAAAGCTTCTTCAGTCTGGTCTTCAAGTCTCATTTAGCATTAACCTTGTCACGGAGTTGCTCTAGTTTGCGGAGGGCTTGGATTTCACCCTGAGTACGATGAAAGTCCACCGGGTCGGTTAGCTGTTCCAACTTCTTGTGGCAGGCTTGAATACGCTCTTTTAGCTCTTCCAAGAAGTCGTCCCAGAGTTCTCTGTTGTTTACGAAAGGCTTTAGGTTCACTGTGCACCCTCACCAGTGTTTGCCGTAAAGCCTTGCTCACCCGGAGTAGGGACAGAGCCAGTACCCATGTTACCACCACCAGAACCCTGAGTGTCCTGAGCCTGTACACCTGCAGGAGCCTGACCGGGTGCAGGAGCTTGAGGAGCAGGGGGCTGTGATGCTTGGAACGTCTTGAGGAGTTCAGCTTGGATAGCAGCCCGCTGCATGGAGTTTGCAACCTTATCGGGATCAAGGTCCATAGACTTGGCAATCTCACGTACAATGTAGTCCATACGAGCGAAGGGAGCCAGCACAGGGTTCTGCACAACACCAAGGAACTGCATCAGGCGCTGAGAACGAACCTCGTTAGCCATCAAAGATTCAGTGCCTGCAGCCTTAACTTCCAAATCACCCTTGATCTCAGGATCGAAGTCAAACTGCATATTGAAGCTGAACAGGGCCTTACCCAGAGGGGCAAGCAGGTAGTCATCAATGTTCTTAACCACAGTACGGATAGAACCGTTAGCGGCAGACATGAGCATAGAGATGCCCGAGGCAGTACGACCAACACCACTGATACCAGTCTGGCCGTGTGCAAAAGAGGGGAAACCAGTAGATTCATCAGCAAGGACACGAGCCTTGTCGAACATCTGCATGTTTTCATTCGAGACGTTAGGGAACTTAGTGCCGAAGATAGCCTGACCGGGAGCACCACCCTCACGCCGGAAGACTTTGCCGGGGTATACTTCGAGGTCTTGGCCGGGGATCAGGTTAGTCTCGTCAACTTCGATCAGCAGGTTGCCACTCAGAGCAGCGTTGTCTACTGCCATCCGCATGAAGCCGTTCATCAGGGTCTGGGTGTCATCCATGTTCTCTGCAACACCAATGCCCCACATGGAGTAGGGGTTGATCTCGTAAGGAACAACGTAGAAGGGGATAATGGTGGGAGTGAAGGGGTTCATCACAAGACGCAGGACTCTGCCGTTACAGACCCACACGTTGACCGACACCTCATGTTTGTTCTTAAGCTCAGCAGGAACCTCTACGTTATGGTTCTTAAGGATTTCCATGTCCACGTTGCCCCAGAACTCAAGGACTTCGTAACGCTCTGTAGAAGGCTGCTGAGCATCGTCTTCCATGACCTGTTCCCACCACTCTTTGATGTAGTTGGGGCCAGCCTTGACAGCAATATCAATTTCATTCTTACGGAAGTAGGGACGGTTGGAAAGCTTGCGGAGTTCGCTACGAGACATCTTGTGACGCTCAATGCCGTACTCAGCCTCTTCCATGTTGTTGGCATCTGGGTCCGGGTAGAAGTTCCAGATGGAGACGTTAGAGACCATAGGGACAGTCTTGATCTTGGGGTTGTAATTACCCTCGTCGTCCCAGTTAGGGTACTCTTTATCAACTGCAAACGGACCCTTCATCACACCAGTACCAAAGAGTGCACACTCAAAGGCAGTAGAACGAAGGTGCTTCGAGGCATGAGACTCCTCAAGCTGGTCGTGGATTTTCTTTTCCATCTTCTTTGCTGCAATCATAGCAGGCTCGAAGGTGACCTGAGAAGGAGTTACACCGGGACCGGGACGCACATCCTCAATAGGCTCAAGCATCTTCTTAAGCCCACCAAGACGCTCACGATACTCAGGCATTGTCTCGCCGGGAAGCAGAGGCTCAATACCACCAGCCTTCTCTGCTTTCTTTACTTCGTCGTTAGTCTCAATGTGGACAGACTCCTCCACACCCTCGGGAAGCGTAGTAGGATCAATAGTAATTGGAAACTTATTACCACCGAAGAGCACCTCGGTCATCTGCCCAAAGGCAGCAAGTACTTTAGTCTTAGTTACTTTGACAAAAACTCTAGATTTCTCAGTCTTAGTGAATTGAACATCAGAGCCGTACAGACCACGGTAATTGCGGTATGCCTTGATCCAACGCTGTTCTTCCGTCTCTCGTGCAGTCTCAGCCTTAGAGAAGCGTTCTTCAACGTAAGCAACAATGCCACCAGCAGGCTTGTCATTAGGCGAGTCGCCAGAGGTATCCTTGACGGCAAGCATCTTGACGCTGTCGGGGGAGATGTTGTCTTCTTCCATTCTCATTTCCAATTTATGTTAGTAGCCGAAGGTGTTGTCAGCGATCTGGAAGCCTGTACGTCCAGCATTAGGATCAAGGTCAAACAGGCCACTCCTCGGTCGGGTCATAACCCCGTATCTAAGAGCGTCATACAGGTGGTCTTCTGCTTTTGTGTCCACATCCTCAGGGTTAGTCTTGTCCAGAGGAAGTGAGGGCAGTTGAGAGATCAGGTTCTTGCAGGTATTGAAGATAACCATACGTGGTTCGTCAGTATACTCGTCAACTTGCAGGCGTCTGTGGATTTCGTTCTTGCCTGCGATACGAGAGCCTCTGCTTCTGTCTGAGGGACGCCAACGACAGCCCTTAAGAATCATCCGCTCAGCAATACTAGGTCCAGTATCCCCGCGCTTGTGCCACAGAGAGGAGTCAAGAACACCGTAGCGTATCTTTTCTCCAGACTCAGCCTCAAGAACTCTTGTTGCGAGGTCTTCTGCCAGAACTTTAGAGACGTACAATTCTCTGTACACAATAAGCTGCTCACTAGGGGCCACAGCAAACCAAAGAACACCAGTGTAAGAACTATAACCGTAGTCTGCAGCACGAAATCTTGGCCAGCTACTAGGGATGTCGAAAGGCTCTACTACGTGTAGTCTACGATTAAACTCTGGGAAGGCTGCACCCTCTGCAGTGTCCCAGCTACCTTCTAGAAGCTGCTTCCTCTGGTGCTCAGGGAGAGACAAGAGGTTGGCTTCATACATTCCATCTTCGGCTAGGTAAGGGTTGTCGAAGAGGGTTGCAGGAATAAAGCGTCTTTCAAAGAGTGGCTCACCTTCACGAGAATGACCCTTAGGCCAGCGTAGGGTTTCACCAGTCTCCGGGTCAATAGCCCAGAAGGGTTTTCCGGGTGGAGATGGATCAATGAAGGCTTTCTTAACCCAGTGATGTCCTGCCCCGCCGGGGTTAGTAGTGGCCCTCTGGTAAAGCTTTAGGCCACTGTCCTTCGTTGTACGGAGACGAGAACGCATGTAGTTCCAAGCGTAAGGACTAGCCCACTGAGTAAGTTCGTCAAAACCAATCCAGTTGTATGCCTGACCCTGATAGCGAGTAACGTCATCATCAGCATCAAGGTAGCTCATCCAGAGTGTTGCACCTGAAGGGGCTACCCAAGTCTTGTCTCTCTCTAAAAACTTAATCCCCGGAATGGCTCTGGGGTACAACATCTTTGAAACAGAAACCAGTTCTCGAAGTTCTTCTGTAGACTTACGGACCAGAAGCATCTTGGCATGGGGGTTGTTCAGGTAACGAACTGGGTCAGCCAACATAGCGTAGGACTTACCACCACCCGCTGCACCACCATACAATACTTCTTGTTCGTCTGCAGAAAGAAACTCTGACTGAGGGCCGGGGTTAGGGGAGAAGATAATTTCCCTAGCCTTTTCTACCTCAATCTTCTGTGGGATTGCTTGGGCTGGTACCGTCAACACGGGTGTTGGTTCTGGTTGAGGTGCCTCCAATTTTGGCTTCGAGTCTTTCGGCTTTTTCGAGGGCCGCTTTGTACTTTTCGGCAAAGTAGCGTTGGTTTGCAGCCTCTGTCTTACGTTTATACTCAAGCTTAATCCTCTTATACAGACCTACGTGAGAGATGGCTCTACCACTCTGCTCACTCAGCCATGCTGCCACTGCCCTGTAGGAGTACTTCTTGAGGTGCTTCTTTGCTTGCTCAAGGAGTTCTAGTTCCTCTGGAATAGGTAGCAGTACGTCTGGGTCAGTTGGGTCTTCTTTGTACCCGAAGGGCATAATTCTCCCGCTTCTGACAACAGGCTTCCACTCAAAGTGGTCACCGTGGTCGATTGGCTTGGGGAGTCTCCATTCTTTTTTGATCTTTGGCATAAATTACTTATACTACAGACGACAAAAACTGTCAATCGTTCTTTTTAGAAGGAAGAATAAAGAGGGGAGTATCAGTCTCAACCTTGACTTCATCCTTGGGCTTGAAGCCACCACGATCAAGCAAGTCTTTAGCAGCAGCCATCTTCTCTTTATTGCCGAGAGCAGTAGGATCAGTCATGACCTCATACATGCTGTAAGCAGCCTTGACACCAATGTGGGCAATGTACTTCTTGGTGAGTTCAGCAATCTCAGACTCAATAGACTCTACAATATGCTTGGTCGAATACGTGTCGCTGTAGCCTGCAAGTTTCTTTGCTTTGACAAAATCACCCCGAGCCTCTTCGAAGAGGACATCAAGGAACTTCTGCTGCATCTCTGTAAGTTGTCTATTAGTCATTTACGAAACCTCGCTGTCTTCTTTGCAATACCTTCGGGCTGCTTAGAAAACTGCTTCCCTTTCTTGGCGTCTTCTCTTTTCTTGGCACTTGTACGCTTGTATTCTTCACTGGAGAGAGCTTCTCGTGCCTTCTTTGGCAGATATCTCTCACCAGTAGCTTTAGGGCCTTGTGTGGAGGGCTTACCTGACTTAGTACCCCAGTCCTCTTTAGTCCACTTGGACATAGACT